TGTTTCAAGACGAAATAGCGTATGATAGTCTAGTAATCCTAGACCATTATATTAAACTAATGGATGCTTGGAATACGAAAATCGAGGACGACTTTATATGGACAGAATTTTACAAGAAGTTCAATAAGTATAAACCGTTCTTCCTACATTATGCACCATTGAGTGATCCTTTCTTTAAAAAAGCCATTAAAGATGGTTTGACTTTACAGAAATAAACCTATATAATGTTATATGATGAATAATGTGGATAATTCGATAATACTAAACATACTACGCATACGAGGTAATACAAATGGTAGATTTTAAATCACTTAAAGCCAAGTCTTCTACAGACAAATTGACCAAAGCTCTTGAGAGCATGTCTAAAGGTCAAAGCGGCGGCAATTCTAAAGACGATCGTTTATGGTCACCAGAAGTTGATAAAGCTGGCAACGGCTATGCTGTAATTCGCTTTCTAGATTCACCACAAGTTGACGGTGAAGATGGAATGCCATGGGTTCAGGTATTCAATCATGGATTCCAAGGTCCAGGCGGTTGGTTAATTGAGAATTGCTTAACTTCAATCAATCAAAAATGTCCAGTTTGTGAGCACAACAGTTCTTTATGGAACAGCGGTGTTGAAACAAACAAAGAAATTGCTCGCAAACAAAAGCGCAAACTTTCTTATATCGCCAACATTTTAGTTGTTAAAGATGCTGCTCATCCAGAAAACGAAGGAAAAGTTTTCCTATTCAAGTTCGGTAAGAAAATCTTTGATAAGATCAAAGAAAAGCTAGAGCCACAATTTGAAGATGAGAAGTCAGTAAATCCTTTCAACTTCTGGCAAGGTGCTAACTTCAAGTTGAAGATTCGTAACGTTGAAGGATATCGTAACTACGACAAGTCTGAGTTCGATGTTGTTTCACCTGTCGATGAAGATGATAATAAGATTGAGAAGATCTGGAAGTCTGAGCATTCTCTAAAAGAATTCTTGAATCCTAAAGATTTCAAATCTTATGATGAACTTAAGACTAAGTTAGAACGAGTATTGAATCTCGCTGGAGCATCTAAGCCAAGACATGTAAATGTTGAGGAAGCTGGTGAGGAAGCAATTGTTGAACCAAGTCTTGAAGAAGATGATGACAACTTGAGCTACTTTAACAAGTTAGCTGCAGAATAATTGACCAACTCATGTTGGATTCAATTGGGGGAGGCGAAAGTCTCCCCTTTTTTATGCATTCATTCCCAGAATAGCAGCGGCTGCACCTGGATTATCTTGATAACCTGCATTAATTACCTTAATCCAGAAATCATTATTATGTGCTGATGGTTCTATATTTGCTGCTTGCTGTTGACCACCTTTAGCAGCTGTTTGTTGGTTGATAACAACTGGTGCAGCTTGAGGTTGAACTTGAGCAGTTTTTGCTGCTGGTTGTGATTTGAAATACTCATCATAAACTCTAGATATATCTCTATCTGATCTTGAAGACGATGATACTTCTCTAGCAGCCATTTGTCCTTCTGTCGGTTTTGCAGAAATGTCTGTTGGACTTGACTGAGGTGAAACTGAAGTTCCTCCAGCTCTATTATAAGTATCCATCCAACTATTTGCATATGTTTCTGGAAGCATTCCACGATTAGCGGCTAAAGCTGCAGCTGAGATATTACCTTGTATGTTACCAGTGTACCAAGCTAATGGTACAGCTTTGACATCTCCACCAGATTGTTTTAAAATATCTTGAACATATTTTTTAGCAATTTCATCTTGAACATCAGCAGGGGCATCTTTGGCTCTTAAATATTTTTCACCTACACCATATTTTTTTGTTAAAGATTGCCAAGTTGAATCTAAGAATTGATATGCACCTGAAGCACTACTTGTTGGATTGCTTGCCTTATAGTTATTTCCAGATTCTTTCATTCTAATTGTAGAAAGAATTTTATCAACTTTTTCGTCACCAGGACCATTGCCGCTCACTCTATCCCATAAAGAAGAAAACGCACCTTCACCAATATATGAACCTATAATTTCTCCACCAATTTCAAATGCAGGTAAAGCAGCAAGACTCAATCCGCCTGTAAATGCAGCAAGTCCTCCAGCAATACTAGCACCAATTGCACCGCCAATCACAGCACCAGTAGCACTACCTGTAATGCTGACTGCACTTTTCTTTAAATTTTCAGAAGTAACTTCTTTACCCTCAATGGCATAACTTGCAGCTTCAAATAATGCACCAAATGCTGCATATCCAACAGCTTTACCCAAAGCTCCTTTTAATGCTTGACCTGCACCTTCAGAAAGGTATCTTCTTGACAGTACACCCTTTGGTGACTTGATTTGATTTAGTAATTCTGGATCTCTAACAATACTTAATGCTTCTTGCTCAGACATATAGGTTTTAGAAACTCTGTCATAAAATCTTCCATTCTTCTCAACAATTCCAACTCTCTTTAATTGTTTAATTTGAGCTTCTTGAATATTGCCTCTTAAACCTTGTTCTTCAAAAAATCTGTTTACGTTTTGATCTTTAATTTCTTCCCCAATATTTCCATTTGCGTCAACTTTATGGAAGGAACCAGTTTCTGAATTGAAAACGATGTTGCCTTTTTGTAAAGCTTGTTTTTCAATAGCAGGTAAAGATTCATACATCTCGCTTCTAGCTTCTCTATAAATCTTATGCTGTTCAGAAGCAATTCTGCCTTGAATTGTTGCTTGAGCTCTCAATTCGCTAAGAGTAGTTTGCCCAGCACCTCTCATTCTTTGTTGTGCTGCTGCTTTAGTTGCAGCTTTTTGCGCTGCTGAAGCTGCAGCATATTTTTCAAAAGCTTGTTGTGATCTTTGCGCAGCACTCATAGTTGCTTCGCCGAAAGCTCCAGTTCCAGCTCTTCCAACCATTGCTGCATTTTTATAAAATGCAGACTGTATTGCTGCTGCACTTGTTCCGAAAGTTGCCATTCTACCGAAGCGTCCACCTGCTCCCATTGCTCTTGCTGCTAAAGCTTCTTCTGCAGCAACGGCAGCTCTGCCGCCACCTCTACCCAATAATTTCTTTATTCCAGCACCACCAAGTGCAAGAGCACCTATGGTTTCAGCTATCTCTTCAACTCTATTGATCAATCCACCGCCTCTACCGTGCTGTAGTAAATCTAAAATTTGGTCTAATTTACTGTCAATGTTTTTTTCAAAATCTACTAATTCGTAATGTCTTTCCGCTTGTAGTGCTTCTATTTGTTCAATATCAAGGTTGCCTGTTCCACCTTCTTCCATTAATTTGAAATCTTTAGATTTTTTTATTTCTTGTATTTCACTTTTTAAATTTGAGATCTCTAGCAGAACTCCAGCTTCTGGTATTCTTGCCGCATATTCTGCTTCATTGCTGGTTGCAATTTTTGGAACAGCTTCTTGAATATCATACAATTTATTTTTTGATTTAATTGATGAAGATTTAACACGATCTGAAACATTTGATATTTGTTTTAAAATTCTACCAACATCGTTTTGAGTCTTATCAGCAGTTTTTTGTACCTTTGAAATACTCTTTTCATTTTTGTTGATTGATTTTTTAACTTCTTTCAACTCACTTTCAATAGAATTAATCTTTTTAGTTTGAGCTTTAGTGTCAGCTGTTTTGTCTGATGCTGTTTTTGATTTAGTTGTTGTTTTAGTAGTAGCACTTTTACCAGCCTCACCAAAAAGCGATGTCATGATATTCATTTTAATTGTTTGTGCAATTTCCTTAGCATCACTAGCATCTATATTTGGATCTTGTGCTCTTATGATCGCTGATAGCGCCTTAATAGAAAATCCTGTTGGTGTTACTTTGCTTACCATTTTCTTGATTTATTTTCCATTTCTTTTAGTTTAGCATTCTCATTTTCTTCTTTAATCTTAGCTGACAGCATTCCAATATAAGCATCTTTTTCCCACGGTATCATATCATCAAAAATTCTAAAATCAATTTTATGGTGATAAAGGAGCATAAAATTCAAATTGAAAAACTCCTTTAACCCCTCATTACCAAAGCTTAGATAAAAAAATCGTTGAGACCCTCCAGCACAAACTTGTGCTTAAATCCGCATTTTGGACAATCTTTATTTAACTCTTGTCTGACCGTTGGCAAGCTCTTAAAAAAGTTTGTCAATAAGTCATATTTCTCTGCAGGTAGATTCATTACAAATTCTACTAATTCTTCTACAGTTGCATCTTTAGAGTAATACACATTTTCTTTGTCAAAAATGTAATCGATACATAATGCTATTGTTTTGAATTCATCATTCTCTTCTAGATTTTCTGCAGGATTTGATAACTTTTGAATTATCTCAAATGTTGGATACTTCATTTGTAATCCAACATCATCATTGATCATTATCTTTGTAGAGTTCTGATCAAGATTTACTACTGGAACACTTAAAAGATCAATAGATCCATCAATTATCATTCCGCATTCTGATTTCTGATCGCCTTCTCCAATTTCATTTTTACATTTAAAGAACACGTTTATGTTCTCACCAATTGATCTTGCTCTGAAATTTAAAAATAAAACTTCAATGTCAATGAGTGGCAATTTATCTACATCAATGTTTTCATCTAGAAGACAATTTTTAATAATTTGTTTAATCGTATTGACGACTTCATTAGCATCTGTCTGTTCAGTTGCAAGAAGCATCAGTTTTTGTTCCTTAACCAGAAATGGTCTGAACTTAACTGGGTTTTCTTGAGAAAACAGTTTCACTTCATAAGTCGGTGTCGCGATTGTCGGGAATTTCATAATTACCTCACTTTAAATATTATGGGAGTCCAAGGTTAGCAGATTCTGTTTGCGATTCAGTTGGGAGTTGGTATGAATAATCATTAAGATATGCTTTATTTGCTGCCGTTGTTTTTGCATTTGTTGATGCAGCTGGAGCTGGTGATGGTGGCGGCACAGACTGAACTGATGTTGGTGATGGAACTGCGCTAGATCCAAAATCATAACTTGGAAGATAAGCTTCTGGATTTGGATTGTTCAGGTCAGTTATATATGTTCTCCACTTATTGTAGTGGAATGTGACTTGAAGTTCATGTATTCTGTCATCAGCCCAATTTAATGGTTGTGGTGCAATCGCAATAGGAAAAGCGCCAAACAGTGTTGTGATATAACTTGGAGTTCCATCAACAGTATATTGTGTTATTGTAATATCTGTTGTTGTTACTGGACCATTTTTATCTTGAGGGTATCCAACTAATCCTGTTTGAAAGTTTATAAGATAATTCATCCACCACTCAAAGAAATTTCTACCCATCATATCACCAAAACAATATAGACTTAGAGTTATTGGTGTGAACGTTGGAAAGTGTGACAATCTTTGAGTAAATGCATAATGTCTATATTCTATTGGATTGTGATTGATCCCTGGAAGTTCTGCCATGTTACAAGCATATCGCATATCGAAATATGATGAATAGTTGTATCCAGTTCCAGAAAGCGTAGTCATACATTTTGGTATTGGTAGATTGACTAAAAATCTACAAGTCTTGGCAAATTCATTATTGAGGTCAAGCTGAGTAAACATATTAGAGATGTTTGAAACAGATTGACTTGTTTTCGGACTTGGTGCTTGGAATTGTCCTGAGTTGTTTTGATTATTGCTGAGGATAGAACCAAGTAGTGATTGTGCAGCTCCAGCTAAAACAGGATTTCTTATGTTTTTTGTAGCTGAGCTTACCAAGCTTCCTGTAATGTTATTGATATTTTGTTGAATAACTGTATCAGGATTAGTGATACCGACAGGATTTAAATTAATAGCCATTAGAATTGCCTTAGAGATTGACGTTGAACTTGAGTTGCAGAAGCTCCAATAAATTGTTCTGTTGGTAGGAAAATTGCAATTTCCCAATCGTCAGGTGCAACCTCAACAACTTTAGAATCTAAATGAGAATACAGATATCTTTTTAAGCAAGGAGCAAATTCTCTATATCTTCTTGTGCTGCTTAAAATATTATAACTGACTCTCATTTTTGTTGTTTCATCAAAATTCTTATTGTTCAAAAGATCATAAAGTTTATTCAATAAAGCTAAACGATGTTTTGATGAAATGTAATGTAAATTTAAACCAAGAAACCCATCACTATAATTTTCAATTGGAATGACCAACGGAAAACGATCATAATATGGAAGTACATCTTTTAATTTTGGATCATAGGAATAGAAATACATCTTTCCTACAATAATTCTTTTTGCGAATACGTTATCGGTTGCAGAAAGAATATTTCTTCTGCTGGTTTGAAGAGTTCTTACGTTTCTTCTGAGCCAGTCTCGAGCTTTTTTGGATCTGACGTTGATATTCTCTTTCGCCAGATTATCCCTTACTTTTTCTATTAGACTTGCCATCAGGTATTTTTAACTCTCTTTCCGTAATAATTTCAAAATGCCAACCGCGATCGGCGCAAAACTCTCTGGCGGCTTTAAACTTGGCTTCATTTACTCCCCAAGTCGCAACCTCATTAATGAAGCTTCTGGTCACCTTTTTTGGTTTCACAGGCGGCTTAGTTTGTTTCTCAGGTTTAATCTCAATTACAAATCTTTTGATACTTCCATCCTTGCCTTTTATTTTAGCCACAAAGTCTGGAAAGTATCTATGATATTTATTGTCTAGAGGAGAGATATATGGAATGATCAGTTCTTCGTTTGACCATTCGACAACATTTTCGTTATCGTCAAACCACTCCATAACTTTTCTTTCCCAGAGACTTCTGTACCAAATGTTGGAGACGTCCCCATAATACTTTTTCTGGTTTCTGGGGTGAAAACGACCTGAGTATGCCATATAAATAATCCAATAACACTAAAGCTTATTTATAGCTACAGGTATCACAATGGGTTTATTTTCTGGTATTTCACTAAGTTCAATTGTTGGACAGGGTGTGCAACAAGGCATACTTAATGCAAGTAGCGTTTCTCCTGGTCCAGTTTCAACTATTGGTCTTAAACAATCACCAAAACAAACAATTACTGCAGTTACTGCAGCAAAAAGCAGTGGTGAATTAGCAGCTTTATCTCCAGGACCAGCAAGCAGAAAAATAAGCGGTGAAGGAGTTGGGGAATATACTGTCTATAGATACCCAAATAATCTTCAAGGAAACAGTCTAGAAGATCCACCGCATGCTGTTCTTTTCTATGTTAATGTTCCAGTAACTTCCTCATATAAAACTGACACATCACAAATTGTGCAAAATAACTCTGTATATTATGGCGGTGTTGGAGGAACTACAAATCCGCAAAATAATACGACAAACGCTGATGGCGAAGTTCCTGAAGTGGTCACTACTGGGAAAGGATTTGCAACTAAAGGGATTGCAGTACAACAAAATTCTCAATTCACAGGTGGAACTTTAAACTCCACACAACTTTCATCATTACTTCAACCATCTTTAAGTAGAATATCCACAGCAATTGCTCTTTATATGCCTGATACGATTACTGCAGCATATAATCATAATTGGAATCCAGTATCACTATTTGATGCTCTTGGTAATTTTGGACAATCAGCGATAACAGCATTAGGTGCTGTAGAAGCTGCAAAAGATTTAGCCAATAGATTTACTGGAGCATACAAACCATCACCAGTAAATACTACTCCAATAGAAAGAACTGCATTTACAAATATAGTGAATGCTACTCTTGGCACACAAGGAACTGGAGTTCTTGAAAATTCAGCAGGATATGCCTTAAACCCTCAAATTGAAATGTTATACAGAGGAACAGATAATAGAGAGTTTACATTTGAATTTAGATTTCAACCAAGAAGTTCTGATGAGTCTGTAGCAATTATGAACATCATCAATACATTTAAAATGTATGCTGCTCCAGAGTTAATTTCTCAAGTTGGTGGAAGCGTTTATGGTAGATACTTTATACCGCCAGCACAATTTGACATTCAATTCGCATTCACATCAGGTGATAATCCATATCTACCAACAATATCAACATGCGTCTTACAAAATATTAGTGTAGATTATTCTAAGGCTGGACACTTCGCAACGTTCACTGATGGTATGCCAGTTGAGATAGGTTTAACGTTAAGATTTAAAGAAGTTGATATTATGTATAGACAACTTATTCAGCAGTATGGATATTAAAAATGCAATACTTTCAAAATTTCCCCAAGGTTTTATATTCTTTTGATCCAAATTTAAAAGATGCATTTTTAGTCACCAACATATTCACACGTGTTCAATTTCTTACCGACTATTTACAAAATCTTAATATTTTCTACACATATAATATGCAGGATCATGATACTTTTGAAAGTATCGCAGAAAAATATTATGGTGACGCTAACAGATATTGGATAATTCTACTTGCTAATCAAATAATAAATCCAGCATATCAAGCTCCATTAAATGATCTTGAATTTATTAATTATTTGACTAACAAGTATGGATCAGTAGTTGTCGCTCAATCTACGATAGATCATTATGAGAAAGTTACAGTAACGACTGCATCTCCATTAGGTGCGCCATCATCAATAACAACTTCTAAATTGTATTATTCTAATACGACATATTCTATTGTTGATGAGGTGTCAAATCAAACTATCACAAATCTGCCAACATTGGCACATCCAACACTTCAATTGACATCTCCTCAATCTGTTAATCTTGATGGTACAACATATTCAACTGTCATTACGTTAAACGCTGTTTCTTCATATGATGCTGAGTTTAGCGAGAATCAATCAAAAAGAGTGATACAGCTACCTAAGAAAGAATATGCAGCTCAAATTGAAACTCAACTGAAATCATTATTAACATCAACATTATAAAATGCCAATTCCACCAAATACAACTAATTCGAATGTAATACCAAAAGGTCTGAGTCAATCTACAGATTATAAATTTCAATGTCAAATCATAACAGGAAATGGAACTCTGACTGACATTAGCGATCTTGTTTTACATTTTAATTTATATGAAAGTATCTTTAGTCCTTGTATGACAGGAACTATAATTGTCAGTGATTCTTTAGATATTATCACAAATTTAACTCTTCATGGAAATGAGTGGGTTTATATATCATTAGATAAGCCATCATTAAATAGACCAATAAAAAAATACTTTAGAATTTATAAGGTTTCAAATAGAGGCGCTGAGAGTCAATCTATTCAAAAATATATTATATCTTTTTGTTCTGAAGAATTAATTCTTTCAAGCCAATTTTATGTTAGAAAGACGTACAAAGGTCTATCTATTGATTCTATGGTTTCTGATATTTTACTTAACTTATTAAAAGTTCCTACCAGTAAAATTAATAATATTAGATCTACTTCTGGTTCTTATGATTTAATGATTCCCAGAATGCGCCCATTAGAAGCAATTGTTTGGTTGGCATCTAGAGGTTATAATACCAACGAAAACACTTTCTTTTTTTATGAGAGTGCAGATGGATTTAATTTTACATCTTATGAGAATATGATAAGCCAAACGCCATATACAACTTTTTCTTGGCGACCAAACGTTGTTGGCGATCCTTCTCAAGACATACAATCTTTAAGATATGCTAAGAATGATGTTGATTTTGATATTCTTAGAGGAAATAGATATGGTCAATTTGCATCATCTTTACTGACTTTTGATTTAGTTAACAGAACAAAAAAAGTTTATACTTCCAGTGGAGTGAACACTCCAGCTAAGAGTCTGTTGAATTCAAATCTACCAGCTAATTTAACAACAAATAGATTAAATATGACTTTATTCGACGCTACAGATTCTGTTGTTAAATTTGTTCCAATAACCGATTCTGATTCCACAACAAATAAATTTGTTCCTCAAAATTGGATGTTGCAAAATCAACTTAAATTGGCTCAGTTACAAACATTAAAAACCACAGTTGTAATTGCTTCAGATTTCCAAATAAGAGCTGGTATGACATTAAACTTGATTCGTCCTAAAATGCAACCTCAAAACAAATCAGACAGCGAATATTTAGACACATTTAGAACGGCTAAATATTTGGTATCAGCAGTGAACCATGGTATTATTGGTGACATTTCATCAACAACTCTAGAATTATTATCTGATTCTTTTGCAGATAAAATACCAGGACCAGCAAGTAATGCTGGTGCATTACAACAAGTGAAACAATCATGATAGAAAAAAATTATGCTGGTTTAGATAATTTCGTATGGTGGATTGGCGTTGTTGAAGATCGCCAAGATCCAATGCACCTTGGACGTTGCCGAGTTAGATTTTTTGGTTTCAACAATGAATCTTTAACTGAAAACCCAACTCAAAATTTACCTTGGGCACATCCAGCTCATTCTCTAAACGACCAAACATTTAGCACGCCAAAAGAATCTGATGTTGTGTTTGGATTTTTTGCTGACGGTCAAAGCAGACAATTTCCTATAATGTTAGGTGTGATTCCTGGATATTATACCAATGCGAATAATCCAAAATCAGGATATAATGATGTTAGAAATGACGCGACTGTTTCAAATGCGCCTAGACCTCCAGCTTCTAGAAAATACAATACTGATGGGACAGGAATTGTAATAACTGAAAATACTGATGTTTCAACTTTAAGATATCCAAGACCTAATCAAGTATCAAACACTTCTATAACAGGTCTTGCTTCAAATTTAAATGTTCCAGCAAATGATGTCGTAATAGATAAAGCTGTGAACAGAGATTTAAAAGTTCCAACTGCTGCTGGAATAACTTGGGACGAACCATACACACCATTTAATCCAAACTATCCATACAATCAAGTTAAAGAAACAGAATCTGGACATGTGTTTGAAATGGACGATACTTTTGGACATGAACGTATTTCTATGATTCATCGTTCTGGAACGTTTATGGAAATGCATCCAGACGGTTCTAAGGTTCAAAAAGTAACCAACGCTAATTACGAAATTGTAATGGGTAGCGATTATGTTCATATTATGGGACTATCCAATAAAACTGTAAACGGAGACCTCAATGTTTTAATTGGCGGTCAATGTAACGTGCAAATTTCTGGCAACACAACCATAACTGTGGCGAATGGCGATATCAATATGACTGCACCTCAAGGTAATGTTACCATAGCTGCAGGACAAACTTTAACTCTACACGGTAATGAAATTGACATTTCGGCAATAACAAGTATCAACAAGTCAGCTGGTTCTACAGTTGGCGTTAATGCTCCAGGTGGAATGCATATGATAAATGGAGACATTACAACAGGAAATAATTTAAGCAGCGATAATGGTTTTAGTGGCACACTCACTTCCGTCACAGGAGCGCAATATCATTTTGTTAATGGAATTTGCGTTAATAAGAGCACATAAGGAATTTATAAATGAGCGAGAATAATGGTTTACTTCCAGTAAATATTAAACATCTAAATGACATAGCGAACGGCTTAGACAATATGGCCAACTCGACTTGCGATGTCATTCAAGCTGCAATTAATCGTCAGTTAAAAGGCGTAGAAGATCTTATTGCTGATATGATTAAAGAAATTACAGCTTTATCTCAATGGGCAGATTTAATAGATTTTAATCCATTTTCATTTATTAAAAAGTTCATTAAAAAGGTTATCGGTCCACAATTAGATGCCGCTATTAAATATGCTGTACAATTGGCTTTACTTCTAAAAGCGGTAATAAACATCGCTCAAGCTGTTCAAAGATTAGCTAAAAAAATAATCGGCTGTACTGTTTCAGCCTTTAGTCGTCTAACAGCTGTTGTTGGTAAACTTACTTCGGCTTTAAAAGGCGCATTAGCAAACATTCTTAATATAAGAAATAAATTTAAGGCTGCAGTTGCTGCGGAAGTAAACGGTATTATAACTTTTGTAAATCAAGCTAAGGCTAATGCGATTGCAGAAGTAAACCAAGCGATCAAGCCAGATAATGGAGACGGCAAAGGACCAGTTGTAGTTAATACACCAAGTGTTCCATCTACTCCTGCCAATACGGTCGGACCAAGCTAAATAAATATAAAAAATGGCAAGATCAAATACATCAGCAATAGTTTATAGCGACTTTAACGTTAATTTTGACGTTAATCCAGTCACAGGCGACTTACTTAAAGTCACTGGAATAAACTCTGTTACACAATCTTTGATGAATTTGGTTCAAATAAATTATTATGAAAAACCATTTCATCCAGAAATTGGATCAAATATTAGAAACTTGCTGTTTGAACAAATGGATCAAATTACGTCAAATGCTTTATCTAAAGAGATTCAGATTTTGATTGAGAACTTTGAGCCTAGAGTTTCCATTAATAATGTTATCGTCCAAGCGGACTATGATAATAATGGATATAATATTGAAATTGATTTTAATATTTTATCGGTAAATAATTCTTTTACAGTATCATCATTTCTTCAAAGGCTTCGTTAAATGGCTAACAACACTTCACAGATACAATTAACTGCACTAGATTTTGATGCCATCAAACAGAACCTGATCACATATTTACAAAGCCAATCTCAATTCGCAGATTATAATTTCCAAGGTTCGGCTTTCAATATTCTTTTAGACATCCTTGCATATAATACAACATATAATGCATTCTATATGAACATGCTTGCGAATGAGATGTTCTTAGATACAGCAGTATTGAGATCATCAGTTGTATCACAAGCAAAATCTTTAGGATACACTTCAAAGTCATCAACAGCAGCACAAGCAATCGTTAATCTTACAGTAACAAAAGGAATAAACGATCAGACAACTATTCTGAATGTGCCAAGATTTACATCTTTTGTATCCTCAGCTTTAAATGGCGCATCATATACCTTCTACACAGTTGAAGATTCAGAATATGTTGCAAACACTGGAAACACTTTTACCTTTAATTCTTTAGTCATTAAAGAAGGTGTTCCTACAACTAAATCTTTCTTATATTCTTCAACAGCTAATCCATCTCAATATTTTGATTTGGTTGACCAGAACATAGATCTTTCAACACTACAAGTTGTTGTTCAATCTTCTACAACCAATCCTTCATATACAGTATTCACTTTGGCTGAGGATGCAACAACTGTTACTGCGAACAGTAATGTATACTTTGTTGAAGAAGGTCCAAACGCCAATTATATAATTTATTTTGGAGATGGAATATTAAGTGCAAATCTTGTTGATCAAAATATTGTAACAGTAAGTTATTTGATCACCAACGCTGATAATGCTAATGATCTACAATCTTTTGGTTTACAAACAAGTATTTTAGATGGTTCTGTTTCTAGCGTAACCACTGCCACTCCATCTTTTGGCGGATCTCCTATTGAGAGCATTGACAGTATTAAAACAAATGCTCCTAAATCTTTTATTGCTCAAAACAGAATTGTTACCAAAAACGATTACATTACAATTATTAATAAGAAATATCCTTACTTTGATTCAGTTACTGTTTGGGGTGGTGAGGAAGAAACTCCCCCAGTTTACGGTCAAGTGTTCATTTCAGCTAAACCAAAAAATGGATATGTGACAACCACATCTCAAGTAGACTATTTAATTAATGAAATAATTAGACCATTTAGCGTGTTGACAGTTACTCCAAATTTCGTAAATCCAGACTACGACTATTTAAATTTCAATTTAAATGTGAACTATGATCCTTCGCAAACAATTCAATCGCAACAAAATCTTATTTCCTCTATTATTAGTACTGTCTATAATTATGCAAATACTAATCTAAACACATTCAACTCGTCTTTCCAATATTCAAAATTCTTAACTGCGATTGATGGCACTGATCAGTCAATTCAATCATCAACATCAACAGTTTACATCGAGAAAAGATTTAATCCAAGTTTAATAGAATCTGAAACATATACTATTAAATTTGGAACTTCTCTACATCATGGAATTTCTAACGACAGATTATACTCAACAGGCTTTATTCAATTAGATTCAAGCGGTAACGAACAAGAATGTTACATTGAAGAAACTCCATTTGATTTCGGAAGTATTGAAAGCGTAACAATTAATTCTCCAGGTTATGCATATACAACAGCACCAACTATTATTATCGAAGGTGATGGTTTAGGCGCAAACGCATATCCTGTTATTGTTAATGGTCAAATTAATTCTGTCGTAGTTGATGTTGCAGGTAACAACTATACGACAGCAGCAATCACATTATCTGGCGGTGGCGGCACAGGCGCATCATTAACTCCTAACTTAACTGGAGGAACTGGTGTGCTAAGAACATACTACTTTGACACCAATAATGTTAAACATATTTTAAACCCAACAGCAGGAACAATTGATTACATTAATGGTATAGTTACGTTGAATAATTTTTATCCATTAAGTGTTATTGGAACTGATGGGGTTCTTTCTATATTTGCGCAACCAGATAATTATAGTTTCTCATCTAAAAATCAAATTATTTTAACATTAGATCAAACAAGCTTAACTGCAGTGTCAGTAATCTTAAACGCAGTATCATCATAATATGGCAAATACAACATTAACAACATCAGGATTATTGGAATCTCAATTTCCAGAATTCATTGTAGCCAATAATCCAAATTTTGTTGCTTTCGTCAAGGCATATTACCAGTGGTTAGAAAATTCAAATACTGGTGCTGTTCTTTATCAAACTAATAATTTATTGAGCTATAAAGACGTAGACGAAACCACAGATCAATTTATTCAATATTTCATTAACGACTTTCTTCCATATTTTCCTCAAGACATTGCTGCTGATGAACGTAAACTTATTAAAGCTGCTAGAGAATTTTATGCAACTAAAGGTAGCGAGAATTCTTTAAAGTTTCTATTCAGAGTTCTCTACAACGAAGATGCAGAAGTTTTCTATCCAAAGAATAACATATTAAAAGCTTCGGACGGTAAGTGGCAAGTTCCACAAGCAGTCAAATGTATTTTAGGAACTGGTGGATATCCAAGTGTTAATGTTGGTCCAAATTTTGACCCAAGTAATCTTGTTCAAAGACAAGGTGTTGGTTCGTTATCAAATACAACATGTACTATTGAATCTGCATACACAACAGTAGATTCTGAATTCGGATTTGAAGTTATTGAGATTTATCTTTCTAATATTAATGGTTCGTTCGTTGCTGAAGAAAATCTAATCGTAAACGGTGCATATGCCAACACTGAATCTTTCTCATTCCAACAAAAAATTATTGGATCTCTTTCAAATATTGTAGTCAATCCAAACTATCAGGGTCTTAACTATAATGGACCAACTTACAATTTTGATGGAACTATCAACTATCCTGGAGATCCTGTAGTTATCTTTGGCGGTTTAGCAAATACTCCGCAAGCAACTAAGGCTGTTGCATATGTTAATAATGTCAGCGTTGGATCAATTTATTCTGTTGGTACAGAAAGCGGCGGTTGGGGATATAGAACATTCCCTAATACTGTTGTAACTGTCATTTCAGATACAGGTATTGGAGCAAACGTTGTTGTTCAATCGGTAGACTATATTAACGTTGCTGCTAACTCAATTATTGTTAATACAGATGCAATTGAATTTATTGCTAATTCAACAATTGAGTTCTACGCTAACACATATACAATCAATGGAATCTCAACTTCTGGCACAACAACTCAAACTGTAAATTTAAATACAGCAACTTTCCAAGCAAATACGACCATTGATAATTTCTATAGAAACTACTATCTTCAAGTTGTTTCTGGAACAGGACACTCAGCTTCTCCAAATATTGCAATTATTGAACAATATTTCTCATCAAATCAACTTGCTGTGTTGGGCGCACCATATTTGGGTGCAACTTTAGACTCTACAAGTAATGTTGTTCTATATGCAGATCAATATTATGGATTTGCTAATAACCAAATCTTCATTAATGGATGCACTGGTGCAGGTAACAGCTTAAGCACTGTAAATCTTCATAGCACAACATTCACACCAAGCGCAGTTAATGGTTACTATAACAACTCCTTAATTGAATTTGTGGCTGGAGCTGGAGCAGGTTCTGCAGGATTAATTACTGCATACAACGGTTCAACAGGTGTTGCTACATTTATACCACTTCCACAAACACCAACATTAAGTGTGGCTCCAAACGCAACTACAAATGCTGTTGTGTTTTACGAAAACGCTAATGTGTCCTTAAGTAAGTCGTTCACATCAACCAATCTCCAAGTTGGTAAGATCACATCGATGAATGTGATCAATGGTGGATTTGGCTTTAAATCTAAACCAACTATCTCATTAGATTCTCAATTTGAATCTGATTTCTCTGTTGTTTATGCTGGATATAACGATCCAACAAATATTTCAGAACACGCTAACACAGTACAATCTATCAGAGACATTGGCCAAATCGCAAATGTTCAAATTATTTCAGCAGGAATAGGATACGATACAACTAAAGATGTTATTGTAATCAATAACTCCCTTGGCCATGGTGCAACATTCAGCTTCACTACTCATGCTAATGGATCTATCGCAACAGTATCTGTAACAAATCCTGGCGAAGGATACACTTATCCAATCTCAACAACAACTCCAATTTATTTGGCTAACAGTGCAAATACTCAAAACGCTGCAAGTGGAACTGGTGCACAATTAGTTGCTTATGGTTTTGATGAAGGCGCGAACTTTGACGTTTCTGTAACTAACATCGGTCAAATTTATGACTTTAGAATCGTAAGTCGCGGATTTGATTACAAGACAACACCAAATGTATCGTTAGCGATTATCGATCTACCAGTTCAACAAAATAATTCTAACGTTGTATTTGACTATGCAACATTATATGAAGACGATTTCGTCTATCAAGGCGCTAACGTAAAGACTGCTACTTTCACTGCATTCTTTGACAAGTTTGGTTCTCAATATGCAGGTCTATTATCTAATTCTTCAATAAGACTTTACAACTATACTGGAACATTGTTGCCTAATGCAAATCTTGTATTTTCTAATGCTGCAATTAATGTTTCTCCAGTTCCAAATGGAACTTCTGTTCTTGCCACAGTTTATGGTAACGGTAGAGCAAGAGCAAACGCAATCTTCTTGAACGGATTAATTCAATATCCTGGATACTATTTAAATACCGATGGCCAATTGAGCGCAGATCAATATCTGCAAGCCAACACTGAATATCATAATTATTCTTACATCGTTCAGGTTAAAGAGGCTCTAGTTGACTACAAGAACACTCTATTGAATATTCTACATCCTTCTGGAATGCAAGTTCTTTCTTATATGAACATTTTAGATAATGAGTTTAACCAAATCGATTTAACTGCAAACCTATCAACATTTAATATTCTAAATGGAACAGTTACATCTAACTCATATTGGTCAAATGCAGTTCTAGTTGGAACAAGCACACACTTTGCTGCGAATGCTAAAGTTGGCGACTTTGTCGTTATTGGTTCAGGATTAGGAAACAGAGAACAAGTCAAGATTATTGAAAGTATTACCGACAATACTCATTTGACTATGGAAAGCAATACAATGTTCTTGGGTCCAGGATATTTGGAAACTATTAACTACAGCGCATCAAACTATACGATTTCCGAGTTTAATACAACTGGAAATGCAAACACTGTAAACTTAAATACTGCAAACTTTATCGCTAACACAACGATCGACAATTATTACAATAATAGTATAATTGAGGTCACACATGGTAGCGGTTATATCTGCAACACCATTAATCTAACCACTGGTGCAGGTAATACTGTAAACCATGTAAATCTAAACACAGCGACATTCACAGCTAACACTACGAATGGGTACTATGATGGATATTTCTTAAAGGTTGTTGGTGGAACAGGTGCTTCGGCTTCTCCAAATACTGCAAACATCACAGCTTATTTTGGTGCAAACCAAATCGCTGTTCTAGATAGAAATTTAGGAGCAACTTTAGACGGTACAAGTAATGTTGTGATCTATGCTCCAAATACTGCAACAATCGTTGCTTACTATTCAGCAAATCAAATCGCAGTACTAAATACCCAATTGAAGGCTCCAATAGATTCAACAAGCAATGTGATATTAACTATCCCATCAGTTTCTAACACGTTTGTAATTATGCCACAAACAACAAATGTTTATGGTCAGATTTTAAATGGTGATGGTATCGCATTTGATCTGGGTGTCGCTAATACTAGATTCAATGCTAATGTAGTTTATGTGAGCGAAAGCGGAAACGCTTTAACTGTGGATACTCCAGCTAACTTGTTAACAACTAATGTTGCTAACCAGTCATACTACATCTATCCGCAGTTTAATGGAACTTCATATACATTTATTAATAATCAATAATCAAGGTTAAACATGAGCAGTCTACTTACTGTAAAACAAAAAGTTCTTTTAGCGACAGCTTTAGAAAATTCTTGGATTAACACCAGCAACACTTATCTTGGTATTGGCGCAGTTGTTCCTTGGGCTAATGGCTCTATTCCAAATGCAAATAACAGTACCGATTCTGAGAACTTTGTTTTCGACAATTTAGTTGCTCTTAAAAAATTAACTGCTTCCGACTTTAATCTTGTAATTCCTAGAGTTGATTGGGCTGCAAATAGTTATTATGTCGCTTACGATAATCAACTTGACATGTTCACATATGATGACTATGATGTTGGTAATGGTACAATTACAATCACTTCATCAAATAATACTATTGTTGGGAACAATACAACTTTCTTCTTAGATTTTGGTGTTGGTCAATATATCGCATATGCTAACTCTGCAACTCAAAGTTACGAAACAAAAGAAATTGTTGCAATTACTTCTAACACACAAATGATGGTGAACTCTGGTCCATCATTCACTGCAACAGGATTACAGAATTTCAACTATTCCTCAACTTTTCCATATTTCTATAATCAGTTCTACGTTAGAAACTCATATGATCAAGTTTTTAAATGTTTAGACAGTAATGCTGGAAAAGAAATAAACAACGAGAATAACACTGGGTTGCCTTCAACAGTAATGCCAACGATTAGTCTTGGTGGCGATCTTCCAACCAATCCATATGTTCAAACTTCAGATGGTTACAAATGGAAATATATGTACACCATTCCTGGAGGATTAAAGCAAAAATTCTTCACCACACAATGGATGCCAGTAGTCACTGATACTGCTGTATTAGATTCAGCTGTTCATGGTCGTATTGATATTTTAAGAATTGTAAATGGTGGAACAGGATATAATTCCAACGTTGCAACCAGTAACGCTGCAATTATTACAGTAACTGGCGATGGAACTGGTGCTAACATTGTGGCTCAAGTTGATTCAACTGGTGCGATCGTGGGCTATCAAATTCTAGATGGTGGTCAGGGTTACACTTACGCAAATGTAACTGTAAATCAATCTACTTCAACTGGAAACACAGCCATCCTTAGAGCGATTATTTCCCCAGAAGGTGGACATGGGTCCAACACCTCCTTGGAGCTTGGTGCAACCAATATTATGTTGTGTCCCGAGTTAATCTTCGACGAAGGTGGAATAGTCCCAGTTGGCTCTGGATTGTCTCCAAACCCATTTCAATATTATCAAATTTCAATTATACAAAATCCAGAAACCAGTGCAAATACATCTAATGCTGCATCAGGTTCAATTTATAATGTAACAATTGGAATTTACACTGGTCCAGTTAAAGCTGGCTCTCTATTTCAAATGGGCGACACAGCTTACCAAGGTCTAGTTGGTGCTCCAACATTTACTGGAACAATCGTAAATTGGGATAACGTGAATAATATTCTCTACCTAAATAATATCAGAGGAACATTTACTCCTTATTCTCAAATTCAGGGTAAGTTGGGTGGATCTGCAACGGCATTTAACGAAGTTCCTCCAGGTATTCAAAGTTATACTGGAGATATTCTTTATGTGCAAAATAGATCTGCAGTTTCACGTTCAATTGATCAGACAGAGCAGATTAAGATAGTAATCGAATTATAAGGTAACAAGAAATGCTAGATTTTGACTTATCGCCATATTATGATGACTTTAATGCGACAAATGGTGCAAACCAAAATGGTTACATGCAAATTCTGTTTAAGCCAGGATATGCTGTCCAAGCTCGCGAATTAACACAAATCCAGTCAATTCTACAAAACCAAATTGGTGAATTTGCTAATAATATTTTTGTAAACGGTTCTATCGTTTCTGGTTCTGAATTAACATACGACAACAGCGTTACTTCTTTACAATTACAACCATATCAAGGTAATATTCCAATTACACTTGAAGACTTCAACGATAAATTGATTGTTAATTATAACTCTGGTCCACAAATCATCAGAGCAAAAGTTATTGCCGTCGATACAAGTCTTGCAAGCAACACTTCCGCTGGTGCACTTGCCGTTAAATATTTAACAGGTATTGAATTTGCCGATGGCGATGAAATTCAAACTGTTGTTACTGGTGCTGAAAGTTCAGATATTGGTACACTTTTAACTGCCAATTCATCTAGTGCAGCTTCTATTGTAAGCATTAATGGTGGCGTTTTCTTTGTTGATGGATATTTCGTAACGCTAGATCCACAAACAATTATTTTAGATTCTTTAAGCAATCTTCCAACTTGCATGGTTGGTTTGAATATTGAAGAAAATGTTGTTAATTATACATCAGACTCAGCGCTACTTGATCCTGCTCAAGGCTCATTTAACTATCAAGCTCCAGGTGCTGATCGTTATCAAATTAAATTAGTTCTAGCTCAAAGATCATTAGATTCTCCAGATACTTCTAAGTTCATCAGATTGATGACTATTGAAAATGGTGTTGTAACAAGTCAGCTTGGAAATCAATACATCAACAATCCAGTTCTTGCTCAAAGAACATATGATCAATCAGGCAACTTTACTGTAAAACCATTTATTGTTACAGCTGCTGATAATACCGCTGATTCTAATAATGCAACTTTCCTATTAGACATTGCTCCAGGCAGAGCATACGTTAAAGGATACGAGTTTGATACAACTGGTAAAATTTCTATTGTTGTTGACAAAGCTAGATCTACAAATACATCTAACAGTTATTTCTTAACTTTAGATTATGGCAACTATGTGACAACAACAAATGTCCATTCAGGTAATGCTGGATTCTTTAATTTGACACAATTCCCGAATGTTGATCTTCACATGATCACATCAGCTCAAATTAATACAGCAAACCAATGGGCATATTGTAACACCAGAATCGGTACAGCAAGAATCAGAGATATTGAATATGCTGGATCAAATTCTTTCTATGCATATTTAACAGATATCAAAACAAATCCGATTACTGCTAATGCTGGAAACGTTTCTTCTAATACACGCTATTTGAGTCTTCCTGCATATTTCTCAACTGTTGCTAATGCTTATATTGGCACAACAATTAGCATTGTTGCAGGTAACTCATCAGGCGACGTTAGAAACGTAGTTACCCATGACACTTCAAATGGCGCTCTTTATGTTGACGTTCCATTTAGTCAATTACCAAGCCCAAATACTCAGTTTGTGTTAAATTACGGAACACAAAGTATTCAAACAATGGTGCAGACTCCAGCAACATATACTGCTGCTAATGTCTATGCAACTCAAAATGCAATCAATGGTGGTGTTTATCCTGTGTTGGATATTTCACCATTGGGTCAAACTTCTGTTACTCCAGGATCAACTATTCCAGGAAATACGATTGTTTATCAAAGCACTGGCTACAACAATTTGTTGTTCCAATTACCAAACAGCTATGTTTCTCAAAATTCAATTAGTAAAGTTTCTTTCTATTCAAGAAAGACCTTACTTTCTCAAACATTCGCTTCTGGTAATTTAACAATTTCATCAGGTTCTGGTTTAAACACTAGTACTGAAGTTTTAACCTTTGGTGTCACAAACGGTTGGGTCAGCGACATTCTTGCAAACGAAGATGTGTTTGTTGTCGTTAAGAGCAATACAGGAAGTTCATTAGCGAACGGTACTGTTATCGTCTTCAATAAGAACGGCGGCGCATGTACTTCAGGAAATGGTATTTACCAAACCTCACCAACAAGCATGACAATTAATGTCGCAAGTGGCGGCACATTTACTGGTGATATTATTTTCACAGTTCAAGAAGGTAATCCAACTGGTGCTGAAACTTATGCTCGTAGAACAAAAACATTAGTTCCAGCAAACGCATTCGTTCAGTTACAAACTTATGACACTCCATCAACCGCAACAGCTGTTCTTGGTGTCACTGGTGTTAGCGTAAACACTTCAACTGGATACATCTGGTTCAACGGCAGCTCACCAATTACAAGTTTAACTGCTGGTGTTCCGCAAAGCTTATATGTTCCAGATATTGTAAATGTTGTTAAAGTTTATGATTCTGGAAACTTATCATATGCTCCAAATACAGTAAATGCAATTGATTTGACATCAAGCTTTACATTCTCTACTGGACAAACAGATAACTATTATGACCACGGTTCAATAACATTGAAACCTGGATATCCAGCACCAAAAGGTCAAGTTCTTGTTGTAACTCAATTCTTTAATCACGATACAACAGCTGGATTCTTCAACGCCGATTCATACTCATCATCAATATATGCATCTGGCTCAATTCCAGTATATAACTCTACTAAATTAGGACAAATTAATTTAAGAGATACTATCGACTTTAGACCAACAAGAACTATTGGTACATTGTCAAGTGTAGCATCATTTACGCTTTCTCCGTTTATTACTCCTGATCCTGAATATCCAATGGAGTTGAATTATTCTTACTATCTTCCAAGAATAGATAAATTGGCGCTATCATCAACACAAACATTTAAGTTGATTTCTGGAACACCATCATTGACTCCAGTTGCTCCACCTGATTCTGAAAATTCAATGACATTGTACACTATTAATGTACCAGCTTACACATATTATAGTTCTAATGTTGGATTGACATATGTCAACAACCAAAGATATACAATGGCTGACATTGGCAGTTTAGATAGAAGAATAACTGCTATTGAACAATATGTTGTTCTAAGCCAATTACAACAAAGTGTTCTTCAACAATCTGTAGCATATCAAAACGGTTCTACTGTTAAGAACGTTTATGGCGCTGTAACTGATTCGTTTGATGATAACAGTATTCTTGATGTGAATAATCCAGATAATTCTGTAACTTTCATTTCAGGAAATTGTTATCCAAAAATTTCGACAACTCCAGTTAAATTTGATTTTACAGGAAAAACTAATACTGGCGCATTCTTCCAAAACACTAATGATAAAACAACATCATTAACATTTACAGAAGCTCCAATTATTACTCAAAATACTGCGACAACTTCTATAGAAGTTCAACCATACGCATTCGGTGAGTTCTTGGGTCATATTGCATTGTCTCCACAAATAGATTACTTCTATAGTCAGACATTGATTCCTGCAAATTATGATCAACCAAATAATCCACCACCAGCCACCAGCAACACTAAACCTATTACTGGAACTGGAGTGATTCCTGGAAATCCTACAAGCAGAACAATTACCACAACATCAGTTGGCGGTCAATTGAGAGAAGTTCAACTTGGATCAGAATTTAATATGTTCAATTCATTTGGTGGAAATCTTGGCGGAGATACTGTTGTTTACAATCCTCCACCAGGTGCCACATCAATTGAATCAGCAACAGCTCCTATTAATGATGAGGGTGTATATAACACTTTAGAACAGTAAAACGGAAAAATAGAATGTCAACAATATTATTAAGCAGTACATTAAATGGATTTAGAGAAGGATCACCTGGCGGCGGTCAAAATTCTCCACCTCCAGTCACAGCAAGTCAAGTTGTGCAGACTAATACGCCAATACCTTATATGAGATCCAATCAAGTTGAGTTTTTTGCTCAAAACTTAAGACCATATAAAGGTGCATACTTTTTCTTTGACAGCACTAACGTTAATCGTTTTGTTCAAAATGCATCTACTTTGATTGTAGACACTGGAAACAACGCTACAATCCATGATGTAAATGACATGATCTACTGTCCATCAACATATGGGTTTGCTACAGTTCTTGGAACATCTCCACCAAATCTATCGATTGCAAACAATGGTGGTCAAATTTATTTAAATGAAAATTATGTTTCTATCTCATTGGGCGCTCTTTCTGGTAACACCATAACATCAACAACATTTAATTCTGGTGATGTGATTTACCAATACCCAACAGCTCAGACTTCTTCTATCACCAGTATGCGCACCAGTGGTGCAATAATCAGTTCAAATATTTTTACTGGTACAGTAGAATACTTCGACTATGCAAATAATGTTCTTGTTTTAACACCAATTTATGGAACACTGAACGCAAACTCTTCAGGATTCTCAACAAATAGTAATACATGGTTGTATAATGCAAATACAACAACAGTTGTTGGAACAACTGGAGTTCTACCATCAGGAACTGGTGGTTCTAAATTCCTAAGCAATACTATTTTTGTAAACTTAACAAAATCAGTAACATCTTTATCAAATTCTGTAAGCGGTTATAATCACGTTTCTGGAATTGTATCTACAGTTGCTAATGCAAATACTGTAATCGTCCAAGGTAATCCAGGATACGCAAACCAAAATACAATCTTTATCACATCAGGAACTGGATACGGTCAAAGTGCCAACGTTCTTTCTGTTATCGCTCAAAGCGGAAACACAGTATTGAATTTAGACGCTAATCTAAGCCCAACTCTTGACGGCACATCAACATATTCAACAGGATATCCATTACCATTTACTGATGATAATGGCGTTCTTTGCGGAATTTATCAATTACCTGAAAACCCTGGAGTCTCATTCCTATCAGGAACCAGAGTATTCACAATTACTGACACTACAACTGTCAACGATCCTAATGCAACAATGTTGGCTCAAGCTAACTATACGTCTTTTGGATACAACCAAACAATTAATGTTAATGGAACTCCAACAAGTCCAGGTGGTGGTTCTCCATCAAGAATTAATACATTAGTTGTTGACACTTCATCTGCTCCTCTTGCGAATGGACTCTATAACTATTCAAACGCTCCAGCATCAAGCCCAACTATTGCGCCAATTGCTCAAGTGTTTACAACTCCTCCTCCTAAGAGCACAACACAAAATTATGGTATTTTTGCAACATCTGTTGATTTGTGGTTTACTGCAAAACCAGTTGGATTATCAAACCAATTCCCAGTAACAGTACAAATTTGCACAGTTTCTAACGGCGTACCAACATCAAATGTAATTGCAACTTCTGTTGTTCAAAGTCAAAATGTTGCTATTTCCACTGTTCCTGATGCAAATACATCAAATGCAAACAATACAACTGTAACTAAGTTTGCTTTCCCAGATCCTGTATATTTGAACCCATCAACACAATATGCTATTGTTGTGTCAACTCCATCTCCAGATTATGAACTTTATGTTTCTCAAATTGGTGGAACTGACTTGACAAGCGGAAATAATGCTGCTAGAGTTTCATCAACAGGTTTTGTTGGTGGATTCTTCAATAGCCAAAACTCATCAGCATTTAATCCTGTACCTAATCAGAATTTAATGTTTGTGTTGAATAAGGCGCAATTTAGTCAAGCTCCTGTAACATTAGATTATACCATCCAACCAACATCTTATCCTGTATATGTTGATGGTATTCAGATACAGTCTATTGATTTCACTTTACCATCAACATACATCACATATGCTATTGAATCTACATTGTACAATAGCACATCTAACACATACTATTTGGATCCAACATACACTGAAGTGACTCCAGGAATTCCATTTAATTTTGCCAAATCATATTATCTAAGTGCTGGAACTGGCAAGAGAAGATATATTCTTCCTGGAAACAACGCATCTTTACAAATGCAAGTTGACATTCAGTCATATGATCCAGATATTTCCCCAATGTATAATGAGGATTCATTGAACGCAGTTGTCAGAACTAATATTGTCGACAATGCCTCAATTTATCCAAATATCATCTCAATTAGCAACGATTCAGGCGGGCACAGCAATAATGCAAATATAAGCGTCACATTTAGTGCGCCAAATCTAACCTCAGGTGTCCAAGCTACTGGATACGTTGCTAACTCTAACATTCTTGCTGTTGCTCCAAACGGAAGTACAAATGTAATTACTGGAATCACCATGACCAATTATGGTTCTGGTTATATTACAACACCAACAGCAACAATCACTGACACAACTCCAGGAAGCTGTAACTCAATTACTGTGAGTATTGCTGGTGAAGATCAATCATCTGGTGGTAATGCATACTCTAAGTACATCACCAAGCAGATTGTTCTAGCTGATGGATTTGATGCTGGCGATCTTCGCGTTTGGGTAACTGGTGTTATTCCGAATGGTGCAAACGTTGTTGCATACTATAAAGTTTTATCTTCATCTGATACAACTCCATTTAGCAATACAAAATGGCAATTAATGTCTGCTGTAAACCAACCTGTTTCTCCAGACTTGTCAACACCAGTTCAAATCATGTACGCTCCAAGCCCTCTTGTGAACGGACAACCAAGCGGTAAATTATCATACACACAAAATGGTGTATTGTATCCTCTTGGTGGAACATTTAAATACTTCGCTATTAAGTTGGTTCTATTGGCTTCTGACCCAACCACTGTTCCTGTGTTGTCTGGATTAAAGGTGGCTGCATACCCAGCTGGATAATTATGAATAGTAATTATGTGAAAGTAAAAGATCATGAGTATTTGGTAAAAGACACCAAAACAGGGGCTATTTTGAACACAGATCTTAATATTGTAAGACAGCATGAATTGAGAATGAAACAAATTGAAAAAGAGAAGGCTCGTGACGAAGAAATAAATAAGATAAAATCAGACGTGTCTGAAATTAAACAATTACTGCAGGCATTAGTAAATAAAAGAGATTGAGGATTAAATGGCTAACGCAAATATAACCTATATTCAACAAGCAAACACATTCGACGAATGGCGTATTGCGACCAACAATCTCGCTAATGGCGCAAACCAACTAAGAAACTCTTTGTATTATAAAGATGCAGGTGGCATGACTTTTGGTCCATCTGCTGGACCTCTTTATCTTGCTTGCACCAGCGGCACAATTCTTATCGTTGGTGCTGATGCTTCTGTAGCCAACGCTCTAACAGCTGGTTATATTCATGACACTGGCGATATTCTTGTTGACGGTCAAAATGCAATTTATGATAACGCCAATGTGTTGGTTCAAGTTGCTAACACTGCTCAAACAAAAAATCTCATTTCTAATGTTCAAATTTGGGGTCAAAACGTCAACGCTAATGGTTATGTTGTATTCACTGGTGCAAATACCGTTGGAACATCTCTAGACACACTTCTTGGCGCTAATGTAATTTTTAATGTTGCTGGTAATATTACTGCAGCCAACACTGGTACAATGAATATTGCCAACACAGTATATTTCACAAAGCCAACAGGAAATGGTATTAATGTAGCATCAAACACCTACACTGGTAATTTGATGGTTGGTATTTCAAGCGGCATTGCTGCAAACGCTAATGTATTTGGTTCTATCAATGCGATGTCAACATTAGAAGTCAGCGCAAATGCCAACCTATACTCAGGATTAACAGTTTCTCAAAACGCAACTATTGCCAAAACTCTTAATGTATTCCAAACAGCTAATATCACTGGAACATTAGATGTTGTAGCAAATGCTAATATAAAATCAAATTTGGTTGTTAGTTGGAATACAACAACAGGCAATGCTGTCGTTTCAGGTTTAGCTAATATCGCAACAGGTAATATTGTAACTGCTAACATTGCAACTTTAAACGTAAATGCTACTGGCGCAATCGCTAATATCGCAAACGCCACAATTGCAAATAGCGTAACAACCAATGCTCAAATTTCTGTTGCTAATGTGTATACACAATTAAACGTATACTCAGAAAATGTGATTACATCAAACATTGCAACATTGAACGTTAATGCTACTGGCGCTAAAGCAAATATCGCTTCTGCAACAATAGCAACATTAAACGTAACAAATGAAACAGTTACAACTCTTAATGTCACAAACGCAACTGTTGGTACATTAAATGTAACAAGCGAATCAGTGACAACTTTAAATGCAACAAGCGCAACTATTAGCACATTTAACTCTGCAAATAGTAACACCACTAATGGTAATATCGTAGCGTTTTCAGCAAGCACTGGTAACGTTGCAACACTTAATGTTGCGAATGGTAATATCGCATACACATTAATTTTTAATAATGGTCCAGCTGGTGGCCCATATCAAGTTGCTAATGCTAATGCAACTTTCTATAATTTAACTGTTGCAAACAGCACCACATTCTCTGGTCCATTAATTTATACAACAAGTTCTCTACAACTTAGAAATGGTTCTATTTCCGATGGTAGTGGATATTATGCTATTCACAGAGGTCCAACTATTGCTGCCAATGCAGCATTACAATTCTCATGCACTGCTAATGTTTGGCAAGCAACATCTAATGATGCAAACTCCTTATTATCATACACTATTATAACAACACAAAATCTTTCAAGCTCAACTACTACAGTTGACGCATATAATGTTGCAACTTTAAGTGCTGTTAATTATGTTGGCGCTAATGCTTTAGCAGCATATGCTCAAGCAAATACTGCTTACACAACAGCTACAAATGCTTATGGACAAGCCAATACAGCTTACACCACAGGAATAAATGCATATGCTGCAGCAAACACAGCTGCAAATACAGTAAGAGTTTCACAAAATAGCTTATCAACAATTAATGCTGCCGCTGGTATTAACTTTGTAAATAGCACATATGTTCTTGCAACAGTTTCTCCAGGAATTAATGGCAACGCGAACGTTTCGTTTGCGATTACTAATGCCGCTCAAGGTCCAACAGGAACACAAGGTTCAACTGGTCCAGCAGGATCTCCAGGTCCAACTGGACCAACAGGTTCTCAAGGTCCAACAGGTACAACAGGTTCCCAAGGTCCATCTGGAACAAACGGTTCACCTGGATCTCCTGGATCAAATGGGTCTCAAGGTCCAACAGGACCAACTGGTCCGACTGGTCCAACAGGGTCAACTGGACCAACTGGTTCTCAAGGCTATACTGGACCAACTGGTCCAACAGGACCAACTGGGCCAACAGGTTCTCAAGGTTATACTGGACCAACTGGACCAACTGGTCCAACAGGTTCAACAGGTTCCCAAGGTTACACTGGACCAACAGGATCACCAGGAGGAACTGGACCAACAGGACCAACAGGATCTCCTGGACCAACTGGTCCAACTGGAGCACAAGGTCCATCAGGCGCATCATTAGCAATTCCTAGCGGTCAAATCGTTTATGGTACTGGTAGTGGCGTAACTTCTAGCGGATCTGTTTATGTCAGCGGAACTTCTATCTATGCGTCAGACTTCTACGCGACTTCTGATCAGAAACTCAAAAATGTTACTGCTTCAGTCACAAACGCACTTAATATTGTAAATTCAATTGATGGCGTCAAGTATTATTGGAACGATTTAGCAAAACAACATGGAATTGTTGATCAAGATTTACAAATTGGTGTAATCGCTCAACAAATCAAACAATTTGTTCCTGAAGCTGTTACAGAAGATAAAGGAATAATGAGAGTTGACTACGGTAAACTTGTTCCAGTATTAATTGAAGCTGTTAAGGAATTAAGCGCAAAAGTTGATTCACTTAAAAAAGGTAAATAATGTCACTACCTTCAAGTCTGCCAGTACAATTAAGTCAGGTCATAAACACATTTAATGGACCATCAAATCTAGGATCATATCTTAGAGGTGGAAGTTATGTTCCTAATGATCAATTGTCTGGACAAGCAGGTATTCCAAATTCTTATCCTTTAAATTTATCACCATTTGTTGGTAGTGGAAATGGATTTGGCGCTCAGTGGACAATTAATACTGGACAGCACGTTACTTCTCCATATGAAATTGGATATGATGGTCCAGCTTCAACAGGATCAATACCAACCTCGCCAACATATGTTTTTTCTGGACATACAGCAACAATAACAAAAATTGTTGATGCATATAACAGTTCTTCTTTCGGCTCAGCGAACTATAGAAACACTATTTTGTGGTTAGATTCTTCTGTAAGTTTAGTTTCATATTCTTTAACTTTTGTAATACTAGGAAGTCTTAACAATGGAAGTTATCTCACTCTTCCTAGTTCTAGCGCAACTGTGACATATTCAAACCCTCATACAATATTTTCTTGGTCATATACTTTATCTCAATTAATTAATGGTCCAAACTTTCAAAGCGGTTATTCTTATAGCGGATATATACTATAATAGCGATTAAATAATGGAGTTATTATGAAAGGTGAGTGGTGTTTTTTTAAGAGTTATCTAGACGCAAAAACTTGCGATTCTATTGTTGAGGTTATAAAAAACAGACCAGCAAAGGATGCAACTTTAGGTGTTCAAGGTGTTGTGGCAGATTCTAATTTTAGAAGATCTAATATTAGATTTGTAAACGAAGGCGACACCGAATTAAGTTATGTTTTTGATACCTTATGGAAAACTGCTTTAAATGCAAATAAAGAATGGTTTGATTTTCATATAACTAATCTGGACTATTTTCAAGTCGCAGAATACAAATCTGAAAATAAAGGCGAATATAAAAAACACCAAGATGTGTTTTGGGTAAATCAACAATCAACAAGACATCGTAAGCTTTCTTGTATAATTCAACTCTCTGACCCTACTAAATATGAGGGTGGCGATTTGGAACTTTATAATCTAGAAGAATACCCTAAAAAGGAAGATTTAAGAGCTCAGGGAACGATAATCTTTTTCCCTTCTTTTATCTACCACGCAGCACTTCCAGTGACAAAAGGCACTAGATATTCGATTGCTGCTTGGTTTGAGGGTCCAAAATGGAGATAAAATTCCCAATTTTGTAATGAGTTAATAATAATAAATAAGCTTATATCTCATTCGCAATTCGGAATTTTTAAATGAGCTCAGCATACACAGATCTATACATCGACGCAGGCGCGGACTTTTCAACCACTTTCGATCTAGTTGCTGACGATGGAACTCCAATTAACATTCAAGGCTATTCTTTCCGTAGCCAAATAAGAAAATCCTACTATTCCGCAAATGCGACCGCTAATCTTATAATTACAACTGTAGACGCATCTAATGGAAACACCATAATTTCCATAGATGCGGCTAACACTGCAAACATTTTCCCTGGAAGATATGTTTATGATGTCAAGATGATTGACTCTGCGAATACCACTACACGTATTCTTGAGGGAATTGCAACTATTACACCACAGGCAACTCAATAATGAAGATAGTAGTTACCAATAATAATCCTATTGGGAAAGTCAACTTCTCTAAGGTTGCCAAAGTTTCTGGAACTATCATTCTTGCTGATATTTCAGATGTAAAAATTCCAAGCACCATTCAAAACGGAGCGGTGCTAACATACAACGCAGCGAATAACGTTTATATTTTGCAAAATGCAGTAGACGGCGGTGAGTTCTAAATGGCAAATACCATAATTCAAATTAAACGTTCGCAAGCGAACACTCCAGCTAACCTTGCATATGGCGAATTGGCATATTCATTTGCTTCAAATTCATTGTATATTGGTGGAATTACTGGTGCACCAGTTTCTGTTACTGACCAAGCAACAGCAAATATTGCTAGACAAGCATATGATCAAGCTAACGCAGCTTACGGTCAAGCAAATGCTGCTTATGGTGCTGCTAACACTGGATCTGCTCAAGCCAATGGTGCTTATGCGCAAGCTAATGGGGCATATGCTCAGGCTAACGGCGCATACAATCAAGCCAATGGAGCATATGCTCAGGCTAATGCTGTTTACACAGCAGCAAATACGACTTTTGCAACTATTAACTCTACATTTGGTATTGTAAATGCCAATATGACTTCTGCTAACAGCGCGATTGCTTCTATCAATGCTGCTGTTGCCAATATCAATACAAATATCACAGCAGCTAATAGTGCGATTGCTACATTAAATGCCTATACTGGAACTGTTAATGTAGCATTTAATTTTACAAACTCTGCAATTACAGCTGTTAATACAAATATGACAGCAGCTAACTCTGCTATTGCAAGTATTAATGCTGCAGTCGCAAATATTAATACAAATATTACAGCGGCTAATAGTGCGATTGCTGCACTTAATTCTGCAGCTTCTACAACTAATAGTACATTTGGTACAATCAATACAACATTCGGAACCATCAATACCAATATTGGTACTGCTTATTCGCAAGCTAATGCTGCATATCTTCAAGCAAATAATGCTTATGCTAATGCTAACTTAAAATTAAACATTGCTGGTGGTACTATTACTGGCAGCTTGAACGTTGCGAATGATGTTTCTATTAGTGGAAATTTATTTGTTTTAGGAACAACAACAAACGTTAATACTGTAAATTTAATTGTTGATTCCAATACAATTTTAATTGCAGCTAATCAAATCTCACCAGTTGTAAACGGTTACATTACAGTTGAGCGCGGACCAGGAAATCAAAACACATCATTAGTTTGGAATGAATCCGCAACTAAGTGGGGATATATCGAAACCAATGGCACATTCATTGCGTTTGATTCGATTTATTCTCAAGCCAACAGCGCATATAGTCAAGCGAACTTAGCTTATACTGCGGCAAACACAGGTCAAACAACAGCCAACTTGGCTTACGCCAATGCTAACTTGGCTTTAACAACTGCAAATAATGCATATGCTCAAGCTAATGCTGCTTATCTTGCAGCGAACAATAACATTCCAGATATTTACGCAAACAGCGGATTAGTATTAGCTAATGCTGCTAACTTAGCATTTAATAACACAGCAACAGTCAATGCTGTTGTTACAGCCAACGGAACAATTGGTGCGAATATCGCCTTCAACATCAACACAACAATGAATCTTGTCTCATTGAATGTTTCAGGAAATATCGCAAATGCTGGCAATTTACTTGTAACTCAAAACGTTTATGCTGGCAACTTAAACATTGCGACATTGGCAAATATTGCTTCAGCTAATATTCCAACTATTAATGCAAACACAATCAATACTGTCACATTTATTGCAACCACATCAATTAACACCACAACATTAAACGTTACAACTGCTAACGTCAGCGGAAACATTAACGTTGGTGGATCACTATACGGTTCAAATGCCAACGTTGTATTGATTGCTGGTAATTACAGCACCACATTTGATAATACAAGCAACGTAACATTGCCTGGAAACGTACTTGTAGGCGCTGGTTTTGTTAATGCAGTTTCATACTATACAACAGCTGGACTAGATGTTACTGGTCAAGCTAATGCTGCATACAGTAGAGCAAACTCAGCAGCAAACACTGTTGCAGTATATGCTAACGGAACTATTGTTCTACCAAACACAAACATCAACTTCAATAATACTGCGACCGTTAATGTTTTAGCAACAGCAAATGGAACTTTACAAACTAATGTTTCTTTCGTTGTCAATGCTGCAGCTGTTGGTGCTGGTGGTTCAAATACTCAATTACAATTTAACAATGCTGGAACTTTCGGCGGCAGTGCAAATTTAACATACAACGTTGCTCAAAACGTTCTAACTGTTGGTGCTGGAACTGGTAACACATTCAATGTTAATGTGACATCTAACACTGTTTATGCAAACACATTAAACGTTGCCACATTAAACACTGGTGACTTAACTGTAACTGGTTCAAACAATATCCACTTACCTCCAGGTCAATGGTTAGATTTTGTAAACAGAGATACAAACTGGAGAATGGGTTATGGCTTAAATGCATTCTCAACAAATATCGCGAATGCATTGACAGCAGTTCAAGTTGTAATTGGAACAGGAAGTGCTGGTCCAGACAGCTTTGCTGTTGGTCAAACTTCTAACGGCAGCTCAATTTTTGAATTAGTTGGATATACTAAGAATGCTTACTTTGCCAACAACGTAACAATTGCTGGCAACACATATACATCTAACATTAATGTGACCAACCAAATTAGTTTCCCTAATGGAAACTATATTATTCAAGACAATCCGCTTGATCTTAATATCACTGGCGCATATCAAATTAGCGTAAAACCAGGTGGCGGTGTCTATCAATGGACATTTGGTAATAACGGAAGTTTAAATAATCCACATATCACATTAGACTATAATGGTGGAATTAACGCTTCAACTGTTAATGTGTCAACTGGCAACATCACACTACTTTCTGCTGTTGGTGGAACTGTTAGTGGAAATTTAAATGTTGGTAGTGACTTAACTGTTAGCGGAAACTTGTTTGTTCTAGGAACAACAACTAATGTCAATACTGTAAATTTAATTGTTGATTCTAACACAATTCTACTTGCAGCTAATCAAACCTCACCAGTTGTAAATGGTTATTTGACTGTCGAACGTGGTTCTGGTCAACAGAACACTTCATTAGTCTGGAACGAAGGTGCTGGCAAATGGGGTTACATTGAAACCAATGGCATCTTTATTGCGTTTGATTCGATTTATGCTCAAGCCAACGGTGCTTATGCTCAAGCCAACGGCGCATACGCGCAAGCGAATGGTGCATATTCTCAAGCTAACGGAGCATACGCTCAAGCCAATATTGCATATGGCCAAGCTAATGCTGCCTATGGTCAAGCAAATCTAGCGTATACTGCCGCTAATACTGCTCAAACTACTGCTAATCTCGCATATGCAAATGCTAATCTTGCGCTTTCAACAGCTAACAGCGCATACGGTCAAGCAAATCTAGCTTACACTGCTGCTAATACAGGACAAACAACTGCAAACTTGGCATATGCCAACGCTAACTTAGCTTTAACAACTGCTAATAGCGCATATGGTCAAGCCAACTTAGCCTATACTGCAGCGAACACAGGTCAAACAACAGCCAACTTGGCTTATGCTAACGCTAACTTGGCACTTACAACAGCAAACTCGGCATATGGTCAAGCGAACCTTGCATACACTGCTGCTAATACTGCTCAAACATCAGCTAATGGAGCATATGCGCAAGCTAATGGTGCTTATGGACAAGCAAATATTGCATATGGTCAGGCGAATTCAGCATATGGTCAAGCGAACCTTGCATACACTGCTGCTAATACTGCTCAAACATCAGCTAATGGTGCTTATGCGCAAGCTAATGGAGCATATGCTCAGGCTAACGGTGCTTATGCCCAAGCAAATATTGCATATGGTCAGGCAAATTCAGCATACGCTCAAGCAAACTTGGCTTATACAGCTGCAAATACAGCGCAAACAACTGCTAACTTAGCCTATGCGAATGCTAATGCTGCATACTCACAAGCCAATGCAGCATATACTACTGCAAACACTAAAGTTTACACATTCGATCAAACAACACCACCACTAAATGCTAATGCTAATGATCAGTGGGTCAATAGCAACAGCGGAATTATGTATGTTAACGCTAACACCGTAAATCCTCCAGTTTGGGTAGAGTTTGGTCCTGTTGGTGTTCCAGTTACAAATACTTTCACAACGCAATATATAACTGCAACAACATATGCTGCAAGCAATGCCGATTTCTATATCGGAATGAACTGCACATCTAATTCTATTGTGACGCTCCCTCTTGCAAACAACGGAACAATGATTGTTGTTAAGGACGAAAGTGGTAATGCTGGTGTGAACTGTAATGTTGCAGTTGTACCATCAGATGGCGACTTGATCGATGGACAAAACAAAGTAACAATTAACATAAACTATGGATCACTAACATTCATCTATAGAAACGGTTGGAGAATAATTTAATGTCATTTTTATTTTCAAATACTTCTTCAGTATCTTTCACTGACGATATAAATCCACAAATAGACGTCCAAGAGCGTTTACGTGTTTCTATTCCACAACAACAATGGTGGTATACACCAGCAATTGATGCTGATAATAATTTTAGATACACCACTGCAAATACAGGAAATAATTCTGGACAATTATTCATTCAAAATTTAGCAGCCGCTGAACTTGCTGGTGGAACTGATGCGAACAGTTCTATGATTCGCGTTTCTCGCCGTCACCATAAAGTTCGCCCAGGTATCAGCCATTTATGGCAATCAGAATTAAATTGGGATGGAGCAGATCCAAGCGGTAATGTTACAAAACGTGCTGGAATGTTCACCAACTATAATGGTATTTTCTTCTATGTGACTAATGATTTTGGAGTTGGTATTCGTCGTCGTTTAATCGATGGAACACTTTATGAAATTGACATTCCTCGCACCAGTTTCAATTATGATAAGCTCGATGGAACTGGTCCTACTGGATATAATTTCACAGCAAATACAATTCAAAACTTAAGCACTTATGTTTCTACATCAAATGTTGGAATTGTGGTTCAAGGTGGCGCACAAGCAAACGTTAATGTTTATAATGTAATTTTTACAGCAGCGAATAATCTTGTTGGCGTATTTAATCCTGGACAAAAAGTATTTGTAAGAGGAATTACACCAAACACATATAATGGCGTTGCAATGGTGTCGAGTGTATATTCTAACGGACAAATTACATTAACATATACAAAAAATCCTGGAGCTTATTCTTCTGGTGTCGCAACTGCGAATTTAATGCATAATCAGTTTATGAATGAACACGACTGGTTCTTTGATTTTAATGGCGGTCGTTCAACAAGAATAAGATTTGGATTAAACACAATAACTGGTCCTACTGTTGTTCACATTCAAGACTTTAGTTCTGCGAATATCGGAAGCCCATATGAAAGCGCACCAGCTTTTGGTGAACGAACAGAAGTCATTAACAGCGGAACAGTAAGCTATAATCCAACAATGACAATCCACGGTGTCACATACAATGTGGAAGGTGCAGTTGAAGTTAACCCATATTTCGGTGTTGCTAATTCTAACACTACAGTCGGCGCAGTATTCACAGCAGCTGGTAACACTCGTCCATTAGTCGGTATATCATTAAGAAATGGTGAGCCATATCAAAGAGCCGATTTACAAATTACAGATGTTTCTATCATAGACGCAAATAATAATTTTACTGCGGGATATGGTGGTGGACCTATGGGCGTAATATACGGTTCAGCAACATACCAATGGCAGTTAGTATTAAATCCAACAATTACAAACGTTCCTGCACCAACAAATATCGGTAAAGCATCACAAGTTTACACATATAATGCGGCATCAGCTTGGACAGCTAATACTGGAATTCCATTAACTGGCGGATTGATGACTTCGGCGACATCGATTAATATTAAAGAAGCGTTAAATTTCATCAATCTTGGAGTTAATGTTAACTATACGACTGCAGACCAAATTGTTCTTATGGTGACAATGCTTGATACTGGAAATCAAAACGGTAATGTTTATGCGACAATGTCCTTCGTTGAAGACCTCTAATAAATAATAAAATAAACCAAGAAAGAGAACATGGCAAATTCATTTAATTTTCCGTCAAGCCCATCGATAAACCAGACCTATACCTTTGGAACAAAGACATGGGTTTGGAATGGGAGTGCATGGCAATTACAACTTGTTCCGATTCCTGCATACACAGTAGCAAACAGTGCTTATGCTGCTGCTAATCTTGCCTACACTCAAGCAAATGCAGTTAATACTTTATTGGCCAATGCTTCTACTGGAACCAACGGTTCTATTCTCTTTTTACAAAACAACACTATCGTCAGCAGTTATGCGAATTTAAACTATACCAGTTCTGGTCTTGGCATTAACACCAATGGACCAGCTTCTGCAGCTCTTGACGTTCATGGTAGTGCATCGTTTACACAAAACGTCACAATTCTTGGAAACTTGACAGTTGTCGGTACAACAACTACAACTAATACTGGTAATCTTTCCGTTTCTAACTCAACAATCGTATTGAATGCAAATCTTAATTCAAATACACCACCATCATTAAATGCTCAAATTGTTGTTGATCGTGGTAACCAACCTAATGCATATTTGAGATGGGATGAGGCTCATGGTCAATGGGTTGCCAATAATGGTATAAGCGAAGGATTCTTATTAGAAGGTCCAATGGTCTACAAGACATTAGCAGCTGCCATTTCTGATTCAACTGCTAATCAAAACAACATTCCTGTTTCAGCTAACGTTTCTAATCAAAATTACACATTAGCAAATACTGCGAACAATACTGCTAATGCTGCTTACTATACTGCTAATCTTGCGATTGATGCTGCTAACTCATCATTAAACATTTTCGCGAATAGTGGTGTCGTTCAAACTAATTCGCATAATGTAACATTTAATAATACAGCATCAATTAATGCTTCTGTTATTTCAAATACAAGTGGACCTAATATTTCGTTCACTGTAAATACTGCATCATACGATTGGGGTGGTGGTGCTAATAGTTCTGCTCAAACAACTTTCGGCACAATTAACACAAACATTACAAATGTTAATACCAATGCAATTAATGCGTATGGTGAGGCTAACTTAGCATATGCTGCTGCCAATTCTGCCGCTAACACTGTAAGAGTTTCTGTAAACAGCGGTTCTACAATCAACGCAGCTGCTGGAATTAACTTTGTAAACACAGCTAATGCCGTTATAACTGTAACAACAGCGCCAGATGGCAATGCTAATGTTTACATAAACACTGTTCAGGGTACGCAAGGAGTTCAAGGAACTCAGGGTATTCAAGGAACACAAGGTGTTCAAGGGACTCAGGGTATACAAGGCGTCCAAGGTCAAAGCATCCAAGGTATCCAAGGTCTTCAAGGTGTTCAAGGAACTCAAGGTATTCAGGGTGTCCAGGGTCTTCAAGGTATTGCATCTCTATCACCAAGTAACTACCTTGCTCAAGTATTAGTATCATCAGATCAAACTATTGCTAATGCAACTGATACGAAAATCACTTGGAACATTGCTGAATATGACCCTCAAGGATGGTTGAGTTCAGCAAACGTAAAACCAACTATTGCTGGTTACTATCAAGTCACTTGTTCCGCTTGGTTGACGCAAGGTTCAGGTTCAACTAGCCAATATAACATGCAGATTCGCAAAAACGGATCTACAGTTGACATAACACAAGAACCTTTTGCAAACACTGGTTCTGGAACCTCTCTTGTTTCAACAAGATTCATTTATTTAAATGGTACGACAGACTATATTGACACCACAGTGTATAATGGTGGTAATGCAAGCGTTACACTACAACACACTAATGGTACTTACTTAACAGTTTCCCTTGTCGCTTATGGTACTGCTGGTCCACAAGGTACACAGGGTGTACAAGGTCAAGCTGTTCAAGGTATTCAAGGTCTACAAGGAACACAAGGTACTCAAGGTGTTCAGGGTACGCAAGGTCTACAAGGAACTCAAGGTACACAAGGAACTCAAGGCATCCAAGGAACACAAGGTCCACAAGGAACTCAAGGTGTTCAAGGAACACAGGGTGTTCAGGGCACACAAGGCATTCAAGGTATCCAAGGTGTTCAGGGTCAATCAATCCAAGGTACACAAGGTATTCAAGGTGTACAAGGCACTCAAGGCGCTCAAGGTATTCAGGGTGTACAGGGTCAGAGCATTCAAGGTGTTCAGGGTATTCAAGGTATCCAAGGCGCGTCTACTGCTGGTGGATCAAATACTCAAGTTCAATTTAATAATAATGGTGGCTTGAATGGTAGTGCAAATTTAATATTTGATTTAACATCAAACACATTATCCGCATATGCTGTAAATACTACAACAATTATAGTTCCAACAACACCAGCTGGAAACTTAACATATATTGGTGCATATGCTCCAGGTTCTGTTGACATTTTCAGTAATGATGCTAATACCAACGCTTATGTTGAATTAAACTATGCAAACTCAACTTATGTTTATGCACAAACAAGATTTGCTGGTCTAGAATCTACAAATACTAATCTTTGGATTGATGATGTAACCAGTCAGATTGTATTGATTGCAAACAATACATCAAATGTTGCGATGACAATGTATGGTAATGCTGTGACTGGATATCCAGGAACTTTTGTTGTCACAACAATAAATGCTACAAGTTTTAGAACATCAGCTGGATTGGATGTAGTTGGTCAGGCTAATAACGCATACGCTCAAGCTAATTTGGCATACACGGCTGCTAATTCTGCACAAACCCAAGCCAATACAGTATATGTACAGGCTAATAATGCTTACGCTCAAGCCAACTTAGCATACACTGCTGCAAACACAGGTCAAACAACAGCCAATCTTGCTTATGCTAATGCTAACTTAGCTCTTACAACTGCAAATAGTGCTTATTCGCAAGCAAACGCAGCCTATGGTCAGGCAAACAGTGCTTATGGTCAAGCCAATGCAGCTTACACTGCAGCAAACAATGCTAAAGTTACAGTTTATGCAAACAGTGCATCTTCTGTTACAACTAATGGCATAAACTTTATCAATACATCTTCTATTCTTGTTTCTGTTGGATCTGATGGAGCAGGAAACGCTAACGTCTCATTAGCATTAGCAAACTCTAACTCGAGCAGCTTTGCATTTACTGGTGATGGTATCGGAAATACATATTCTTTAGGTGTATCGCTTACCAATTTAAATAATATTATTGTAACTGTTGACGGTGTTGTTCTGCTTCCAACAACAGACTATACTGTTTCAGGTTCAACTCTAACTATTTTAAACTTTACACCAGAAAGTGGTGCGCAAATTGAAGCGAGAACAATCAATGGTGGTGGCGGTGGCAGTTCGTATGCATTACCAACTGCTTCTACAACAGTATTAGGTGGTGTGAAAGTTGACGGATCCACAATCACAATTAATGGTAGTGGTGTAATCAGCTCATCTGGTGGTGGCGGTTCAGTAAGTGGACCTGCTTTATTCGTTCCATCGTTTTTGCTTGGTGGAATGTAATAGGAGAAATTAATGGCAAATACAGTATATAAAATTCTTGGACAATTAGATTCAACTGGAACAACCAACCAGGACATCTACACTGTTCCAACTACTCCAGCAACAAACACAATTGTCTCAACAATTGTTATTACAAATAGATCTTTGGCTAACCAATCTTACTCTATTTTAGTAAGAAAAAATGGCGCTTCAGCAGCGAATGCACAGTATATCGCATACAACTCTCCAGTTCCTGCTCTTGATGCTGTTGCATTGACTTTAGGACTTTCTTTGGGCGCGAATGATGTTATTACTGCAAACTCAAGTACAGCATATAACGTGTCATTTAATATATTTGGAACGGAGTTAAGTTAATATGTCTCTTAAAGACGTTGCAACTCAAAATCTTGCAAGAAGAAATTTCAATCAAACCAACATTGTTAATCCAGCATTACAAGTACCTATAACTTATCTTGTTGTTGGCGGTGGAGGTGGAGGAGCAAGATATTGGGGCGGCGGCGGTGGCGCAGGTGGTGTTGTTGCAGGCACTAACCTTTTATCTGTAGGAACATCATTGACTGTTGCTGTTGGTGGCGGTGGTGCAGGAAATACTTCCCAAACTGCATCTTCTAACATGCACGGAGCAAACGGTTCAAACTCATCTATAACATTTACAGCAAACAGTGCTCTTTTTGCTGCTAATGCTGTTGGTGGTGGTTACGGTAACGGTGGAAACAGCTCTGTAAATAACGGTGCTGCTGGTGGCTCTGGAGGTGGAGCTGGCGGCGGCGGTGCAACAGGAAATGCTGGAACTGGTGGAAGTGGTGTTTCAGGTCAAGGTTTTGCTGGTGGTGGTAATGGCGGCTTCAGTGGCGGCGGCGGTGGTGGTGCTGGTGCTGTTGGTGGCACAGGAACTGGTACAGCTGACAACTTTGGTGTTGCTGGAAACGGTGGAATTGGTATTTCTACTGGAATAATTACAACTGCAATCGCAACAGCTAATGCTGTCGGAAACGTTTCTAATAACACTGTTTGGTTTGCTGGCGGTGGCGGCGGTTCTGCTTCTACTCTTGGACTTGGTGGTCTTGGTGGTGGTGGAAACGGTTCAAACAACAGTGTTGCAGATACAAGTTCTCAAGCTAACACTGGTGGTGGTGGCGGTGGTGGATCATTCGCTTCTAGCACAAACTATTACGGAACTGCTGGAAGTGGCGGCTGTGTAATATTAACATACACATATGCAACACAAAGAGCAACTGGTGGAACTGCTGTATTTTCATATGCAGCAAATACATCAGGAAGCGTTTCATTTAACGGCACAGCAAACCAATATTTAACAATGAGTAATACTGGAGTGCAATTAGGCACTAACAATTTTACAATAGAATGTTGGACATATTTAATAAATCGAACAAGCACTTTTCCTGCAATTTGGAGTAATTATAACTCTTATACGACTGGAAGTTTATCTTTATTTGCAGGGCATGGATCAGCAAATACATCTGAATATCAAGTTGCAATCAATGGTGCAGCATTTCCTGTAATTCAAAGTAGCGCAGCAATATCATATAATACTTGGGTGCATTTGGCAGTAGTTCGTAATAGTGGAGTTATTACATTATATGTCAATGGACAGGCTAATGGAACATATTCAACATCAGCATCACTAAATGGTTCTGGATCTAATTTCTATATTGGTACAACTGGAGATTCAATATCAACCAGTTTTTTAAATGGATATATTTCAAATCTTCGTGTTGTTAATGGAACTGCTCTCTATACAAGCAACTTTACTCCACCAACATCACCATTAATAGCTATTAGTGGAACTACACTATTGACATGTCAAGATTCACTTGGTGCTGGTAGATTTTATGATTATGGACCATATGCACTTACGATAACTGGAAACTCTAATGTTGCAGTCACAAGTGTGCAACCAAGTACCTTTCCAACAGCTACAAACTGGGTTCACCTCTTCACTGGCGGTGGAACTTTTGTGTTGACTAATTAACAGGGAATAATTATGGCACACTATGCGCAAGTAAATGAACATAATATTGTAACGCAAGTTACTAAAGTTGATGATGTTAATGAACCAACAGAAGAAGCTGGGTCAAATTACTGCAACTCTTTGTTTGGTGGAAGATGGATTAAGACAAGTTACAACACACATAATAATGTGCATTATGGTGAAGATGGAAGACCTGATGGAAAACCAGCG